AAAAGAGAAAAGGAATTGCACGATGGAGATATCACCAGCAGAGCTAGAGATATGGGATTGGGCGAAAGCAAATAGAGCAAGTGTCATTATGACAGCAGAGCATTTTGATATCTGTTTAAATACAGCACATGATGTTTATCAAAAAGGAGGAGCGTATGATCGAAGTCAAGAAAGCAAACAAGCTGGCTAACGAAGCTGGTATTAAAACTTTAGTCTTTGCACCATCAGGAGCTGGTAAAACAACTCTTCTTGGAACAACTGGGTTAAAGACATTGGTTCTATCATTTGAGAAGGGTACCCTTTCTCTTGCAGATGCAGATGATAATGTAGATGTTATTGAAGTAAAATCAATGAATGAACTTAGAGAAGCGTATGACTTCATCAAAGAGAACAAAGATGGTTATGAAGTTCTTGGCATTGATAGTCTAACAGAACTTGGGGAGATGATTGTGTCGTTTCTAAAGAAAGATCCTGAGTTCTCTTCAATGAAAGATGGGCTGAAGATGTGGATGAAATATAGCGAGATGATGCTTGCTATTGCTAAGGACTTTCGAGACCTTCCAGACATTCACGTAATCCTTATTGCGTTATCTGAAGTAAAGGAAGAGAACTTTGTTCAAAAGCTTTATCCGATGATACCAGCACAAAAAGTACAATTAAAACTACCAGCATTATATGATGAGGTTTTATTCTTGAGTGTTGACGAAAGTGGTAATCGTTCCCTAACTTGCCAGCCTACTTCTGCTGTAATGGCTAAAGATAGGAGTGGCAAGTTGGAAGCGATTGAGGAGCCAAACATGGCAAACATTTACAAAAAAATATTAGGAAAATAAAATGAGAGAATTTTCAGATGAAACGTATTTATTTCTAGGCGGATTATGTGCAAGCATAAACATGATGGAAGCAGATGCCCATCAACTTGAAGACGAGGATTATTGCATGGCTCACGGTATTCAAGATGAAGAGGAATACAACGAGGAGGAATATAATGATATCATTGGAGACCACTGGAGGGATATAGCAAACCATGTTGACCAAGGCGGTTCGTACGCATTTGAAACAGAAGGTGACTCATATAGTCTAACATTAATCACAGCAGAAGGAAAATAAAATGACAAAATACAACACAGTAATCGAAACAGCAAGAGCGTTAATCTTAGAGTCTGAGAAATATGCAGTACGTCCAACTAAAGCAAGTTCAGCTCGTATTCGCAAGATGATTCAATCAATCAAGAACGATGGTACAGAAGCTAAAAGAGACTTAACGGCAGCAGATAAGGGAGGTAAATAATGAGTTGGTTCGATGAGAGTCCTATTAATCAGGACGTAATGAAAGAGTCAGAGAAGAGTGAATTTGGTGCTATTGAATCTCAAATGGCTAAGGCTGAGATCCAAAATGCTTATCTTGTAGATTCAGAATCAAGTGATGCAAAAGCACTTATGGTTACAGTAAAATTAGAGTCAGGTCGTTTGCATACTGAGTCACTTTGGTTCAAATCAGGAACAGGATCTACAACGTATGAAGATAAAAAGTCTGGTAAAAAGCGATATCTTCCAAGTTTTGTATCAATGGGATATTTGTTCAATGCCTGTGAGCTTGACATGAACGCTGAACAACCAGTGACAAAAACTGTCAAGCACTTTGGTAAGGATATTCAAGCTGGTGTATTTGAAAAAATGCTAGGAAAGCGTATCGAGGTTGGTATTCGTGAGACATTAGTAGATGACTATAATGATCCATACACATCTAAATCTGATAATGAGATTTCTTACTATGGTAATACAGAAGGTAAATCAGGTAAAGAAATTCGTGATAACTCTGAGCCAAAAGAAAGAGCTTCATGGTTGAATATGATTGCCAAGAAGCCAGTTAAAGATGCTCGAAAGCAATCAAAAGGTGATAAGCCAGCTCCGACTGAATCTAGCAACGAAGCTGTTGGTAGCTGGTAATGGATCTCCTCTTTATAATAATGGGGATCATGTTCATATTTTATAGTTTCTTTGCTAGAAAGCGAGATGCTATAGAAGGTGTTGGAATACTTATGGTAGCGATTGGATTTATGATTAACATTTACTCGTATTTGTTTCCTCTTGAATCTAATGACTATTATACGGTTGACCAGATAGACAATATCGTGTTTTCTAAACCTACAGAAATAAGAGAAATTTACACTAGATACCCATTTAGTTTTAGGGAAGATAGAGTGATATATAAGACTGTGGATTAATTATGAAAACATCTGAATATCTATATGGAGTAGGTTCCGAACATTGGTGGAATCTGCCTTATGGAGAAGCAATAGTTGAACGGATAGAGAGAGCAGAAGAGTTATTATCTTTATTGTATGAAGAAGATTTCATGAATAGAGATGAGCCTAGAGCCAACTCTGTCAAATTGGCTATTACTCATAATAAGAGACTCCTTAAAGAGAGAGTTTCAATTACTCACTAAAACATTGAGTAGTAATTATTACTCGATGGATTCTCGAATTCATTTAAGAGATTGTTATAAACATTCTCTAAATCCTCCAGTGATTCTCTTTCGAGAACATCACTCTCCACTACGTTAAAGCTTTCAATTAAATACTCACACAATAAACTCAAAGCATCAAGTCTATCGTCATGTTTTAAGCAACCCTTCTCAGCAGTCAAGTGGCTCATCTGATAAGTAACAGAATAGTTAATACCATTGTTGCCATCTCTATCAATGATAGATTTATCCATGATGATCTTGTGCTGATTCATCAGTGGCTCAAGATTAGTAATGATACGAAGCTCTTTCTGTTTAACTGCTCTGACCTCTTCTATCCTGATGTTTAGACCCATTGCATCAATCATTGGCTCAAGTAGATTAACAAACATACCATCACCAAAGTTAGACTCGACAACGATAGTCTCAACTCTATTGTGTTTAGCAATAGTAAGTAGATCTGTTAGGGTCTCTTGATCGTATCCGCCTTTTAGCCCACCAACTTCCTTAGCGAACAATCTACCAAGAGACATGAAGCCAATAGCAAAACCAAGTTCATCTGAACCTCTACCAGATGGATCTATTGCCATGACTCTTTCTTCATACTCTCTCGTATCTTCAGATATAAAAGATGGAGCATAAAGTCTGTCTGTTTTGAATCCGTTGTGCTTAACTGTAAGCCTATTATCAGGCATAGATGAATGAGTGATTTTTGATGGAGCATGGTCGATGTCAACATCAGTAATGATTAGATCAGCAAGTTTTAGAGGATATTTTAATTCATCACTTAGAGATGTATCAAGTAGATATTGTAGTCTGTATTGGCTCTTACCAATACGAAGTTTCTTAGACTCAAGTACGTCAGAAGGGAAGCGTTCATCAACTGGAAGACCAGCAAGTGATGGAAGTGCCTTGAGTTTCTTCTTTAAGTATGGAGCCAACATATCACCATAGTAATCAGTATTCTCTGGATACTCTGCTGGAATGATGAATGGCTTATGCCCTTTTTCAATCCACTCCATATAAATAGAATCCTGAGAGTGAGGAGTACATAAAGTGATCGACTCATCACGTCCAGCCATTAGTAAATTGGCTGCCTCAGAAGCGTAGTGGTCAATCTTCTCACGTTGTACTGCTGAGTTTGCTGATTGTGCTGATTCGATATCATCATAAACAACTAGAGTCGCACGAAAACCTGCAATAGCATTCTCAACACCAACTGCATAGACTGAAGGTGAATCAGATATGGTTGCTCCAAGTACGTCAAAGCTGGTATTAGAAGTACGCTCTTTATTGTGTCTAGGAGTCATTGGCTTTAGAATTGGAACCGTACGAATTAACTTCTGACAGAAAGCCGTAAAGTTCTCAGCACGTTTACCAGTAGCAGACATAACAAGGATATGCTCATCTGGATCATTTAACAATCTCCAGACAACGTATATTTGACTTGTAAGAGACTTTGACATACCACGTAAGCACATCATCATCCTGTGAGGGTTTTGTGTGTTAGAGACGAAGTATGCCATCTCTAATTGAGCCAAAGATGGAGCTGGTAGATCTAAGTAAGAAAAGACATGGACGTAGAAGACTAAAAAGTTATCCATAAGTAGGTCGTCATCCCAATATTTATCATCCTCTACTACATTACCCCACTCGTGTCTACCAGCGAAGTAGTCTATGTCATACTTTTGTTTTTCTTCTATCATTAGCTTCCTTTACTTTCTTCTTTACTTCATCTTCTGCTGTATCACGCTCTCTCTCTTCAGTGATCTCATTAGCTTTAAGATATTGGATTGCAGTGCTGTATAGAGGAAGCTTCTCTGGCTCATCATTCTCAATGGCTTGGATCATCTTCTTCAGGACTTCTTCATCCAATCTTTTTAGATCTTCTTTCTTACCCATTATTCCCCTCCATACATATCAACAAATCTCTTCATCTTCTCAGCTTGACCAATTACGGCACCACCAGACGACATAGCACTAGCAGCAGAGAAAGCACCAGAGATAGGCATAGACATAAGACCATACATGGCAGCATCTTCATCTGATAATTCTCTCCCTTTTGCTTGTGCTGATAGTTTGGCTGCTATAACTCCACCTGCATACCACATCATCATATTTGACATACTTTTTACGTCACCAGTTAAGGCTCCCTTAGCATCGAACAAACCATGATTATTATAAGCTTGCATTGAGAAGCCTAGCAAAGTTCCGAAGAAGTTTCCAATAGTTGAATCCCTAGTCCATATAGCACCAGTAGTATGAGTTGACTCTTGGATGTATCTGTTATTCATTCTACTCATTATTTTATTGAACTCATCAATCTCAGCTCTAGTCCAGTTCTCCATGTCTAACTTCTTTAAGTTTCCAATCTTAGTTAGATCCAGTCTCTTCTCTAATA